GGCTGGGAGGCGACGACATGAGCCTCTACGCCGTGCTCAACGACACCGAGCTGGAGATCATCACCTGGCTCGACGGCCTGTCCATGCGCTATAGCGCGGAGTATGCCGAGCAAGGGCTGATCGGGCGCAAGAGCCTCTTGCAATACACCGGGCACCGGCCCGACGAGGTGCGGATCGACGCGCGGCTGCATGCACAGTGGTGCAACCCGGCTGCCGAGGTGCGGCGCATTAAGGACAAGATGGACGCCAAGGAGCCGGTGGCCTTCGTGCTGGGTACCGGCGAATACCGCGGGGTTTTCGTCATCACGGAGGCCGAGGTGACGACTACACAGACCGACGGCTACGGCTCGGCCATCGCCTTCGAGCTTTCAATCACGCTGCGCGAGTATGTGGGCGACCCGGCGCAGCCCAACCCGCCGGGCGTGGTGACGAGCGGCTACCGCATCCCGATCGAGGCCGCAACTGTGGACGACTTCGCCCTGATCGAGGATGCGCCCTTGAGCAGCCCAGGCGGCATTGCGCAGATGGCCGCCGATGGACTTTCCGCCATCGCGCGCGGGGTCAATCTGGCTGCCGATGTGGCGAGCTTCGCGGCGCTCTCGCAGAGCAACCCGGCTGCCGCGCTGCTGGCGCTGCCGGGGATGACCGATGCCGTGTCCGCATTCGGCGCGACGATCCCGGTCGAAGGATTCGATGCGCTGCGCGGGGTTGCTGCGGTCGCCGCCGATGCGGGGCAGGCTTTCTCCGCCTTCCAAGCCGCGCGCGGGCAGTTCGACGTGGCGTCAGGCGCACTCGGCGGCGGACTCTCTGGCGTCTCGTCGGCCTTGTGGAGCGTGCGCGCGGGCGCGCAGGCGCTCGAAGGCGCGCGCGAGGCCGTCGGCCGCATCGCGGCGCGCGCAGCAAGCCGCCTGCCGGTAGAGGGCTGGGCATGACGCAGGCGATCCTGCACACCGTGATCGATGGCGAGCGCTGGGACCTGCTCGCCTGGCGCTACTACCGCGACGTGCGCGAAATGGCGCGGCTGGTCGAGGCCAACCCGCATGCGCCGCGCGCGGGGCTGTTGCCTGCCGGGATCAAGATCGCGGTGCCGCTGATCGAGCGCCCCGCCGCCGTCAGCACCGCCGGACTGCCGCCATGGAAGCGCTGACCCCTGCCGTGCGCGTGATCTACAACGGGCGCGACATCACCGCTGACCTCACGCCCTACCTGATGCGCGTGAGCTACACCGACCGGCTCACCGGCGAGGCGGATTCGCTAGACATCGATCTGGCCGAGACCGACGCCGTGAAAAGTCGCTGGCTCGCTGAGTGGTATCCCGACAAGGGGATGGAGATCAAGGCCGAGATCGGCTACGCCGGGCAGCCGCTCATCAAGTGCGGCGCTTTTGACGTGGATGAGATCGAGGTCGAGACGCCGCCCATGACCATCCGCATTCGGGCGCTGGCGACTGGCATTTCCCGCGCCGTGCGCACCCGCATCGGGAAGAAATACGAGAACACCACGCTGGCCGCCATCCTTGACGAGATCGCCCAGCGCATCGGCGCCAAGCGCAAAGGCGAAGTCGCTGACATTCATATCGACCGCGCGACGCAGTATCAAGAAACCGACTGGGCCTTCGCGGTGAGGCTTGCGCGCGAATATGGCTATGCGCTCAAACTTACCGACAACAACCGTGCGCTTGCCGTCATGAAGCTTGGCGACGATGCCGAGCCGGTGCGCACGATTGCACCAGGCGACATCACGCGCCTTGCCTACCGCGACCGCATCACCGAGGTGCCGGGCCGCTCCGAAGTGCGCCACCATGACCCCGCCACCGGGGGGCTCGTGGTCTATGGCGCGTCCAAGGGCGTCGTGGCCCCTGAAGACACGACCACGGCATCCGACACCAAGAAGCGCCACGTGCGCGCCAAGACCCCGGCGCAGGCCCAGGCCATCGCCGAGGCTGAGCAGGCGCGGCATGAGATCGACAAGACCAGCCTGGAGGTGCAGCTACCAGGCGATCCGAGTCTGGTCGCGGGCGCGGCGGTGGATGTGACCGGCTGGTCTCGGCTCGATGGCCGCTACCTGATCATCGAGGCGAGGCATGAGATCGACCGCAGCAGCGGCTACACGACAGCGCTTGCGCTCAAGCGCATCAAGGAGCATGATCGAGACCTTACGCGAGTCGCTCGCCACGCTGCGCTTCGGCTTCGTCACTGCCGTCGATACCGCCACGCACCGCGTGCGCGTGCGTCTGCCCGACGTTGATGGTCTTGAGACTTACTGGCTGCCGGTGCTGGTCACGCGCACTCATAAAGATCACTTCGAACATCTGCCAGATGTTGGCGACCACGTGGCGCTGCTGCTCGACCCGCGTGGTGAGGAGGGCGTGGTGCTGGGGGCGATTTACTCAGCGCGCGATCCATCGCCGGG